CTGTGCCTAATATACCTGGCATGCCTGCTAAGTCTTCTCTTATACCGCCAAACATATCAACCAAAGCTCCGCCAAATCCAGGTGTTGGATCGTCTTGTGCAGAACCACCGCCAACATTTCTTATGCCTGCTGCAAGCATAGACGCTGCTGCAAGAGCGTTTTGGTCTGCTCCACTAGCCGCATCAAAATCTGCACTTGTTAGCTCACCTGCTTTCTTTGTAACTGATGTGCCTACTTTTGTCGTGAAAGTAATATCTCTGTCTTTATTTGCTGCTGCAATTGCAGGGTTGTAAGCTGGATTGTCTTCTGGCTTCGCAGTGCCAGCAGCAATTTGCTTGCCGTAATTTGTCATGGCCTGATTGATTGCATCATGTGCAATATCTCTGTGACCGCCATAAGTTGTGTAGGTTGCGCTTGGCCCTCCTGCTTGAAGCGCAGCCATAGCCAACTCATTTGCACGCTGTGCCGCACGCTCGTCCGCCATCGTACTAAACTGCGTATAATCAACTAAAGCAGGAGCATTCGCGCCATACTGCCCAGTTACTGGATCAATAAAAAAACTATCTAAATAAGATTTCTGTGCAGGCCGTTGACGACCCAACTCAGCTTGAGCTTGCTCAAACATTGGCGCTGATGAATAACCGCGAATGCCGCCTGTATATTCTGTAGCCGCTGGCATGCCAGTAATTCCTGCACCTGTAGGTGAAGCCAAACCAAACGCACTTGCTGCACCTGCCACATTTTGCATTGCAGCTTCCTGCATTGGTGTAAACGCAGCAACGTCTGGGCCATAATATGGAACATAACCCATCTGAGCAATTTGCTCTGCTCTGTTTAAATTACGCTGCGCTGCTCTTTCAATATACTCAGGTATCTCAACAGATGATGTTTTTGTACCGCCTTTTCCGCCAGACATTAATCAAACTCCTTTACATAAGACGAATGCAAGGTCTTCCAACCGTGCTTCGCTAATGGTTTCTTCCAGCCAAAACGACCAGTCATTGTAAGTGCCTTACATCCTTGAGCTTTTGCCCACTGTATCACATCTTGATGCATATCCAAAATTTGATCCAACTCTCCGCCTCCAAGAAAAACGTTCAACACCTTTTTACGAGGATATACCACAATTTCTGTAACAATACACCCCTTCTTGGAAGGCCACAATTGCATAGTGCCTTTGTAAAGACCTTCTGCCACATCAACAAAATCATGCGTGCCTCCAGAATACTCCAAAGCCGCCTCAATCCAAGGGCGGCAACGGTCTATCTCAGATTTAAATTGGTCTTTATCCATGTAGCCTCGTTATTGCTAAAGTAGATGCTGGAATTGCAGGAACAGGTGATGAGGCCGCAGTGTGGTTTAAAAATCCAGCCGTGTTATCTATCATATAATTAACTTCCAAATAGTCATTTGCGGCAAGCGTAAATATCTGCGTGCGTGATGTAACTAAAGTAGCATTATTTCGATGCAAAGCAGTAGTAATTGCGCTGTTAACCACATCCGTACCATTTACACTAGGCCAGAAATAAAAGTGTACTGTGCTAGCTGATGTTGACGATATTTGTGCAGAAAAAGACAAAACGTATTGCCCAGCTTCCTCAAACACAATTCTGGACGTAGGAGTTCCTTGAGTTATGCCGTCATTACCAGAGGGCGCATCATATGTTAATTTATAAGCAGTGTTTGCGAGAGAAGGCGTTACATCTGAAGTTAAAACAAAATCAGCATGCCCACCCTCAAGAACAACCTGTCTCCACTCATTATTTTTACTAATAACAGGATACCCTCTTGTCCGATCCCACATTAACAGAGCGTCATCTGTTGCAGGCTCTCCGCCAGTTTGCTGCACAAGAGGTATGCGCGTCTGACTTAAATAAGTCATCAAACGCCTGCCCCAAGTTTGCCAATCTTCGCCCTGCGGCTCTGGTGGTCTGTTTTGCTGTGTCACCTACGGCCTCCGCCCACAACGTCTAGCCTGTTTATGCCCACACGCCAATCTGTGTATTGTGCGCCCTCAACACGCAATCGAACCTGACGCCCAGTAAACCGCATGCTTGTTGGATTGCTCATCGTAAATGGACCATAACTACGCTCAGTGTCGTTAGGATAAAACCTAGTTTTAAACGTAGCATTTACATCGCCTTGCGTTTTCTCATCTGGTATCATCTCAGTGACAGACATGACCTGATCTCCAGTGCCAATACGAAACGGGCCACTCTCAGCAAATGGTGTAAGGCTGTCATACTCCAAGCCAACTTCATGCTCGTAGATCTTTTTATCAGATGCTTTTGCCATAAAGGGTTGACGATACACGCCACGATCTGCTCCTGCTGTTCTATCTAACTCACCAATGTACCAAGTGCCTTCGACATAGTTAAACACAACATAGCGATCATTCTCTGTGTTATCTGCGCTTGGGTAAAACCACCAAATCTCACCAAACATAGCATTTGACATACCAAAAGCTTTGCTGATCTGCGCTCTGTTTATGTCGTTAAACACATAATCAGACACATCGCATGGAAGCTCCGCAACAGCACTACCATTGTAGGTGTAGAAAGAATTAGCGCCCATCCAGAATGCGCCAGCATCAACAACAACTGCTGCCTCTCTTGCAGCTAATCCGCATGATGTGCCGACACGCTCAAAGCCATACACATAAGGTGGCCCAATGTAAGTGGCAGAATGGGCATCTCTCGTAGTTAAAATCAAAGTCTGCCCACGCACACGCAAACCTTTCATAATCGAGCCAGATGTGTTTAGCTCAATATCGCCTGCTTCGTTTGTAACTGCTGGCGTCCAGAGATTATTGTTTTCTCTGTCTGAGAATGCCACTTTACGAGGATTGCCGCCTGCGCCTAATGCAAACAAAAAACGCTCTGATGTAACAACAAGACTTTCGTTATTAACAGGTGCATTTGATAAAAGCTTGGCTGCTGGCACTTTCTTCATGCTAACAGCGTCAATCTCAAAGGCAGATGAGGCAGCAGTTTTAGGCTCAAACTTTATTGTGCCGCTTGTTGCATCCATAACAAAACGATAAGTATTTGAGCCTGTTGCAATATCCTGACTTACAATGTCAGAGCCTGTTGTGAATTTAAACACACCTTCGTTTACTGCTGCATTTGTTGCAGTAAAAGTAATCTCATACACTTCGCCAATAGTAAGGCCCGTTAAAGCTTGCTCTAACGCATGAACAGCCGAACCGCTATAATTTGCAGTGCCTCCAGATATTGTCCAACCCGTTCCCTTTGTCCAATCACTGTCAGCGCTAAACGTGCCATTTGTTATTTCTTCTGAGCCAGTGGTTGTGTCTAAATCCCACTCGTAAATCTTGCCATCGTCTTCAGTCATGGCAACCATGTTTTGGCCCCATGTATCTAGCTGCCAAACCGTTGCAGGGGCAATATTTGCAGTGTCAGGCCGAGCCACACCCCAAGCGTATTTACCAAATATACCGCCGCCAAATCCAGTAAAAGACAAAGCATCTTCTCTGCCCGTTGACCAACGCTCTGGCGTAATATCATACTGCTCGCCTGCTGCGTTGTACGCATAAAGATGATTGTAAGAGCCAGTGCCAATCCATCTGTTTGCTGTATTGTCGGCCCAAGTAATCATGCCACGCAATTTGTAATCGCCTGCTGTGTCTGACCTGGTACGCCATCCGCCTATCGGACGCATAATGCCGTCATGCCATCTGACGAGGCTGGCATCGCGCCAACGACCTTGTGACTGTAAATCTGTTCCGTTGCGATATACGCCTGCTGGAATGTTTAAATCAATTAATGCCATTGACGCATCCTTATTATTTTATTTACTCAGCAGCAATGTCCTCTGGGCTTGCTTCGAGTGATGCTGCTAATCTTGCAATGAAAGCCTCACGACCAACCATTAGCTGATCGAGATTAAACTGTGCATTGCTTAACTTGCGTTCTAAATCTTGCACATGATTAAGCAGTATTTTTTGCCCATCAGTAAAGTCATCTAAATTGTACTCAATCTCGTTGACTGTGATGGGGGTCTTTTTATCTTTTCCCATGTTAGTCTCCTATTTTTAGGGGTTATGTATTAGCTGAAACAGTTAAATTTATGAAGTAAATGAATTAGCCGCAGTAATAGCTTTATCTATCTCTGTGAAACTTTCACTGCCCCAATCTTCTAGTGCTTTCATAGTTACTAGATAACCGTTACTGCGAGCTACACGCTCTTTCTTTTCGTCATGCGTCATGTCATGTCCGAAGTCTTCATTTGTTGCATCACTACCTTTAGTATGTGTAGCGATAACACTATTAATTACTGACACACTACCAAGCATTGCTGCATGGTCTTTTGCTATTTGATCAGCTTCTCTTGCCATTTTATTTATCCTTCTAAATTTGCAATGTTGATATTGCCTGAGATTGATATACGTTCCCCATCATTATCATAAAAGGGAAACACCTGATGAAGCATAGTTGATGGAAACATAACCATGTAACCCTCTGCTTCTTTTTCCATGTTGTATGCAAAGGTTGATACTCTGCCCAACGTATTCGTGTAGCTAAATGCAAAGTTAGATATGTGATTATCTGCATTTGAGTCAGCACAAATAGGAAGTTTCTTTTGCTCTGCATAGGACGTAGGTATCTGCATCCATATTACAAAGCTGTACACGCCACTGTGGTCATGCGGTGGGTTAAACTCATGTTGCCTTTGGAAGTTGACCCATAAGCTTTCTAAGTTAAAACCCTCACCCTCACGCATAGTTTCACGCCAAGGTGCACCATAAGCTTCTATGTGGCTCTGTATAAACGAAGGTA